ATCAAGAGTATGCAAGGGCATAAGCGCGTTACAACTGCGGATAGTAGCGAACCAAAATCAATTGATTACATCAGCAAGAAAGGCGTTAATATTCGAGGCGCGATGAAGGGTGCAGGCTCAATTAGTACCGGGCTGGATTTTCTGCTCGAATTTGAAATAATAGTAAATACTCATCTTATAGAATTCATGGTTGAGTTTAACAATTATTGCTGGGGCGTTGATAAAAACGGCAAAGCAACAAATAAACCTACAGATGATTTCAACCATTTTATAGATAGCTTGCGTTATGCTTGCGAGCATCATACACGTAACAGCGGCTTTGTTTTTGCTTGTTAATATGCAAACGGGCTATAATAAACTTATTACTAATTGCGAGGGCGCGAAATGTGGCCATTTAAAACGAAAATTGCAGCAAATGTGCCAAGCGTCAACGCGCAGATAGGCCACTTATTAAAGTCGATTACACTACCAGAGGCGCAACCGAAATGGTCATTATTTCCGCAGGGTCAGAAGGATTGGTCAACACAAACAGCAATCGACGAAGGTTACAACGCAAGCGCGATAGTGTACGCCGCCGTCGAAAAGCGCGCTAAACTAATAGCCTCGGCTCCCTGGTATGCTGGCATAAAAGACAGTAACGGAGATATTGAAAGGTTGCCCGATTCGCATCCGTTGAACGTGCTAATTAATAAGCCAAATCCCGATCAATCATTTTACGAATTGATGTATTGCGCTAGTCAGATGCTAGACTTATCTGGTTCCGCTTTCATTCCAGAGGTAAAAGGAGGCGCAAGAAAACAGCCGATTTCTATAGCTGTTTTAAACTCTGAATATATGAAGATAATACCCGGCACTGAGCAGTTAATTTCAGGTTACCAGTATTGTAACGGCACTGTTAAGCGCAATATTTTGCCGGAAGATATGATTCAGTTGAAACTACCTAACCCTAAAAACCCCTATTTCGGTCAGCCCGTTTTAATGGCAGCGGGTAGGGCTACAGATGTAGACAGAGAGGCTGGAAACTGGCAGAAAGCAAGCCTACAGAACCGAAATATATCTGATATTCATGTCGAAGTACCAGAAGGCACACAAGCGGATCAAGTCGAATCAATCAGGAAGTCATTGCGCGAACGGTCACAATCACCAGCGAACGCGCGTGACGCATTAGTAACAAGCGGTAAAATAAACCAGTTATCACGAACGGCTGTTGAAATGGATTTTACTAATTCACGGCGCGCGGTATGGACAGAAATTGCGGCGGTTTTCGGCGTACCATTGGCGGCTATGGGTTTTACTGAGAATGTAAACTTAGCTAATGCAGACGCAATGATGAAACAACTCTGGTTAGATACCATAATCCCACAACTCGAATTATTTAAGCGTCAATTTGACCATCAGCTAGCGAGTGAATTCGGCGCTAATATTTGCATGGAATATGATTTATCAAATATTTCCGCACTACAGGAATCGCTTGATAGTAAACTAGCTAATGCTGAAAGGCTTTGGAGATTAGGTTTTAGTATTGAGGCGATTAACAAGCGGCTTGAGATGGGCTTCGCTGAAGAAGATATACCGAGCGAGATGGAATTAGAGAAAGAACCAATCGGGCAGGATAGTGAAGAAATAAAGCGGTTATTAAAATCGGTATGTTATGGGGGCTAGATTAATCACAGGACTAACCCCATCACGCGAGCAAGCATTACAAGAGAGAATGTTAATGCAGCTTGCCAGAAGTGCGGAGAATCCGATTAAGCGCGAAATAGCAAGGGCTACGCGCGCCATCGCTGCGGGTAAAAGTGATGCAATAGAGGTGCACAAAAGGCGAATGAATAGCATTTTAACGCGACTATACAAGCAGGCGTTTAAAATGTTTGGTCGTAGATTGTTAAATAATATTGTTAAACATAATTCGCCTGATGAGTTAAAAAAAGGTGATGTACCAGAAACACCGCAATTCGATTTAGCGCGTCAAATGTGGATAAGCTCTAATGCCGCTTTAAAAGTAACACAGATTGCAGGCACAACAGAAAAGCAAGCGCTTGATATTATCAGAGCGGCAACATCAGACGCAATCGAGGCGGGGCTAGATGAAAAGGCAACAGGCAGGCTGATACAAGCGAGAATAGGCGAGAAGGGCGGTCAGTTGTCTCAATTGCGCGGCAGAATGATAAGCCGCACAGAATCTCACGCATCATCTAACGCAAGCAATCAGTTAGCCGCAAAATCGACTAGGTTGCCATTAAAAAAAGAGTGGATTTCAAGCGGTGGTGAGCGAACAAGGGAAACCCATTTTAACGCGAACGGTCAAACGGTCGATATTGACCAACCGTTTTCCGTTGGGTTCGATTTACTAATGCAGCCAGGTGACCCAAGCGGAAGCGCTGAAGAAGTTATTAATTGCCGTTGCGCTGTGGGGTATAGTTTATAATTATGACATTTTTAGCAACACAAAGAACATTCAACACTACAGGCGCGAGGCTTGAGCGCACATTAACTGTGAAAACTAACGGCGGGCAGGTGACAATTGAAGCCAGCTTTGATGGTATTGATTGGGTGCTAACTGATACGATACAAATCGGCGGAGGCTATGTAGTATTTCAAGGGAAAGCTATGGTAAGAGTGACGCCAACAGGCGGCGCCGAGTACGAATACATATGAGCATAATACGCAAGGGGCTAGTAACGCCTTCAGGATTAGCTAATAGGCTGATAGTGACTCAGCCAGATGATTTGGCGGGCGCTCTTGACAGCACGAAGGAATATTTCATTGACGGAATTATTGACATGGGTAATCAGTCGATAGAAATACCAGCGGGCGGGTTGTATATTAAAGGGTTTAACTTTGACATATCCGGCCTAACTTCTACCGAACCTAATTTTACACTTTTCACATCACCATCGGGCGGGTCTGGTAATTTATTAATGGCTGATTGCTTTATTGACATATCAGGCACTAACTCGCAAGTTTATGACATCGTGAGTGACACAGGGTTTGAAGCGGTTGAGGTTGGCAGGATAAACTACAATAACTGCACCTCACTTGGCACAATTGATAACTACAGGCAAGGGTTAGAGGAAGGTACAGGCCGTTTTGGTGGTTCGCCTAGCCTAACGCTGAAAGGCTCATGGGTTGGCGGCTATCGAGCAACTACAACCATTATTAGAAATTTATCGGCAATGATGACCGAGCCAGTATTTAAAGCGGGTGCTGGTTTCGTTATGCAGAGTAGGTTTTTAACCGATATTAACTGTGACCTACCCGCGCTAGCGCCGCTAATTGACTTTGCGCCTGCAAACTTTCCTAATTCAAGTACTTTGCAGCTAGTCGGCTGCATTGTTACGCGGGACGGTATATCGAATGCTAGTGATACAAATATTACACCAAACATATCACACACTAACTTATCATCCAGATGGAAATTCAACAACGGGTTATTAAATACATTCGTTGGCGGTGCCATATCGGTGTCAACAGAAGCCAATACAGTTATTGCGGCAATAAATACGCCTGTTGATATAGCTGGACTTTTTGCAGAAACGGATTTGCAGCACTTTGATAGCCCGTCAGATGGTGTGCTTAGGCATACGGGGAACACACCCCTTGAGTTTAATGTGTCATTTGATTTTTCCTTGGATGGAACTAAAGACAAAGTATATAAAATTCATCTAATTGTAAACAATGGCATCACGGATACTGAGGTGTTTACCCAATCAAGGGTGATTAACAATTTAGCAGGCGGGAGAGATGAAGGATATTTCAGTGGCAGCACTGGCGTATTTTTAAGTAGCGGAAATACTGTGCGTTGGCAAGTTTCAAACTTATCATCCTCGCAGAACTGCACACTCGAAACAGATTCGGCAAGTCGCATATCAGAACGCTAATTTGCTAAACTGGTTAGACCAGTATAAAATGACGTATAAAATACAGGGGATATCTAACGTGGAACGTAAAGCGTTAAAATTTGAGCTTAAAAAAGACGATATAGCTGGGCGCGTATTTTCGGGCTACGCCTCGACTTTTGATGTCGATCTAGGCGGCGACATTATAACGCCTGGCGCATTTAAAAAGACCATCGACGGTAGACAGCAATCGATAAAAGTTTTATGGCAGCATAACGAACCGATCGGGAAGTCAATGCGGCTGTATGAGGATACGGTCGGTTTATTTGTCGAGGGCAAGATAAGTAAAACTAGGCTCGGCGATGAAGCTATCGAACTTATGCGAGATGGTGTCATCGATAGGATGTCTGTCGGTTTTAGTATTCCTGCGGGTAAATCTGAAATGTCAGACGATGGCTTGAGAGTGATACGAGAGGTTAAGCTATTTGAATTTTGCCCCGTCACTTTCCCAATGAATGAGCACGCAGTCATTACCAGCGTAAAAAACATGAAAGATGCTATCGCGCTTGGTCAGATTGAACAAAAAGATTTGAAAGAATTGTCCGAATTATTAACGGACATTAAGACACTGTTAGCCACTGAGCCGCCCAAAAGCACTCAGCCGGACAATCAGCCGTCAGAACTACAATTGCTTGCAAAAGCATTAGATAATTTTGGCACTATTGCCAGCTAACAATATGAGGGTTTCCTAATGGAACTTAAAGATTTAGTAGAAAAATTGAACACTAGCACGACTGCTATTTTAGATTCACAATCTAAAGCAGCCGATGAAGTAAAATCACTTGGTGAAGCTACGGCGGAAACCAAAGCACAGTTACAAGCTCAAATCAAAGAGCAGGGCGAGTTAAAACAGTTGTTTGAAAGCTTAGATACTGAGCTTAAAAACATGCAGTTAAAAGCGCAAAAGTATGATGCGTCGAATCCTATTCGCAAATCAATGGGTCAGCTGTTTACCGATTCAGAGGTGTATAAAAGCGCTGTAAATGCTGGATCAAGAAACACTGATTCACTTGTCATGGACAAGAAAGACATTACATCATTGGCCGCTAGTGCAGGCGCATTGGTTAGACCTGACCGCGATCAAACTGTTTATCAAAATCCGAATCGACCTATTCGCATTCGTGATTTGATACCCACCGTACCTACAAGCTCTAACGCTGTTGAGTTTATGCGCGAATTGGTATTTACTAACGCCGCAGCTCCACAAGGTACTGTTGCTGGCATCGGTGGCGGTGAATTTGTCGCAAAAGCCGAATCTAACATTACATATGAGCTAGTGACTAAACCAGTTCGCACAATTGCGCACTGGATACCAGCATCACGCCAGGTATTAGCAGACGCGCCAATGTTGCAGGGGTTGATTAACGGTCGCTTAGTTTATGGGCTTGATTTGGAGTCAGACGATCAATTGTTGCTAGGTGATGGCACTGGTCAAAATCTTGACGGTATATTAGTCGATGCGGCGATCAATGATGTTGGTCAACTTGCAAGCGGCACGGCTGCGGCTGATGTTCCTGCGGCTATGATTGACCACATCCGCTCAGCGGTTACAGCGTGTCAGTTGTTTGAATATTACAACATGACCGGCCTGGTTCTTAACCCGCAAGATTGGGAAGTGCTAGAGACTGCTAAAGCTACTGACGGCCATTACCTGATGGTTTCAATGCCAACAGATACGGCTACACAAACAGTTTGGCGTATTCCTGTTGTAGTGACTAACGCTATGCCGGTTAACAATTTCTTGATTGGTGACTGGTCGATGGGCGCGACAATCTACGACCGCGAAGATGTTACAGTTAGGATTTCTGATTCTCACAGTGATTATTTTGTGAAAAACGGTGTCGCAATCTTGGGCGAAGAACGCTACACGCTAGCGATTCCATTGCCTAAAGCATTCTGTAAAGGCTTATTTACTGTTGCAGCGTAATAACTAAGCAGTAACACAAAAACCCGCTATATTGGCGGGTTTTTTATTTCCTGATTTTTAGTGTAAAATGTAAAAAACTAAATGGTGGCAACATGAAAGATTATAAAATTTTAATTACTTCTATCGTTGGCATGGCGGGCGATATTGTCAAGTTACCCGATACAGGGCAGACACAAGAACGCTTAAAGAAGGGTATTATCTGCGAGTTGAAAGTGGTTAAGCCGGCAGAAACAAAAGCCAAGCCGAAGCGCAAAACAAAAAAGGTCATGTAGAATGATAAAAAGCAATGTTGAAATAAAATCTGAGGGTGGTAGACATCATGTTTTTGTTGGCGGGGTTAAGATGCTTGGCGTGGTTAGCGCATCTATTGAATATAAGGCGGCAGAGATGGCGACTGCAACCATAAAGATATCACTACCTGCATCAGAGCTTAAAGGGTTAAATAATGTATAACATAGTTACGCTAGACGGGTTGAAAGCGCCAGTACCCAGCGAGGATTT